AGGATACGTTCAAACGCTATGGCTACTCCTCAATGGAAGACTTCTGGCAACAGGCCAACTCTCCAGGTTTCAAGCAGCCACCAGCTTCACTCCGTCGCTACCGCCTCACTGTCGAGGCCCAGGCCCGAAAGGCCCTGATGCCTAAGCCCGAGGCTATAGCACCGCCAGGCGCTACAGGCCCGCGTATTGTCCCGCTCATGGACTGGCTCAGAGAGCATGGGAAGAGCTTCTAATGGCCTGGGATCAAAACGCCGAGCGCGAGTTCTGGCGAAGGAAGTGTGTAGACAGTTTCTGGTGGTTCTTCAAGTACGCCTACGGCTATGATTTCAACCCCAAAGGGGATGCCGGTCTAAAGCCCTGGATGGAGGATCGCACACACAAGCCGCTGTGTGACTGGTTCGAGGGACACGCCAAAGAATGGCTCGAACTCCGAAAGACGAGAAGCGGCCGACAAAAGAAGCTCATGGTCATCGTCCCCAGAGACTTTGGCAAGACCACGCTCCTCGCCGCGGCCGGCCAGGCCTGGCTCCATCTTCATGACCCCGAACTCGCCACTTACACGGGCTGTGAGACCATCACCCGCGGCCGCGAAATTCTCTCTTCTATCAAGAGCGTCATCGGCGGAGACGACCGCTATGCTCGCTACACCTGGCTCTATGGCACCCAGCGCCATCTCAAGCGGCGTTGGAAGCTCGACGCCGTGGTCACGGCCGCACGCACGAACCTCTCTCGCCGAGACGCGAGCTATGGCGTCTGGGCTGTTGAGAGCGGCCTTGTGGGTATGCACCCCGACTGCTGCTTTCTTGATGATCCCAACACTTACGAGCGCATGGACCGCGACAAGGGCTGGCTCGACACTGTGAACAGCCATGTTGACACTCTCATTCCAGTGTTCCAACGAGACGCACTTTGGGTCTTCACGCTCACCCGCTATGGCGAAGGCGACCATGCCGGCAAGGCCATCAAGCACGAAGGCGTGCGCTCGTGCTCGGGTATGCCCATGCCCGGCCTCAAAATCGAGCCCGACGGGCTGTGGGAATTGTTCTTTCTCGACGCTCAGGATGAGGCCGGCAAACCAACTATGCCGCTTATCTGGGACGACGAGCGCATCAAGACTTTTGAGCGCAGGAACCCGACCCGCTACTGGGCTCAGATCAGAAACAACCCAGTTCAGAACCCCTACAATCTGCTCTCCTATTCTGCCATCGAGCGCATGGTAACGGACCCACAAGAAATAGACCTCAAGAAGCTCAGAGTGTCTCTGCACTTCGACACGGCCTTCAAAAACATGCGCCGGCGAGCCCGCGGCGACTACTCCGTCGTCAGCACCGTTGGGCACGAACATAAGACCGGGGTGTGTGTTTTTCTTGGTGCCCATGGCGGCACAGAATGGGACAGCGAGCGGTTCGCCCAGCAGTTCTGTGGGGACATCAAGTTCTGGCGCGCGCGCTGCGCCCGGGTATCTGTTATAACCGACGAGAGCGACATCGGCGGCAAGCCCGGAGTATGGGAGGCGTTTGTCCTCACGAAGATGCGTGAGGCCGGCATCACAAACCCCCCACAGCTCATCATGTTGACTAGGGACAACCGCCGCAAGGACGAGCGCCTGGCCGATGTCGCGGCCCTCTGGCGAGACGGCCGGATGAAGCTCTTGAAGGACGCCCCGGGTATCGAGATGCTGATGAAGCAGATGTCTCAAATTGGAACGTCTCAAGAGAATGATGACTATGCCGACGCCACGGCAGATTGTTTCAGCCGGAGCGTCTACAACGCTGTATGGCCCTCTGCAACCTCAAGTGAGGAAAGCAAAAAGGCATCTTCCAATCCTTTCGACGAAATCCTAAAGGGCGGTGCCGCAACGAATCACGCGGCCGAAAAAATAGCAAAGGAGTATGATGCCAAAGAACTTCTCAAGAGGCAGTTCGCTGATGTTATCATCCCATGATACAATGAGTAACGACTTTGGGAGCCGGCCACAGACGCCTCCTCTGTGTGCCTTGGACACTGTTCCGAGCGCCCGGCTCCCCAAATTGCGGGCCATTGTGTACGACTTGGAAATCCAAGAGCCCCCAGAAAGTGTCGGTGGCTGGGAGAACGTCCGTAGAGGCGAAGCCGGTGTGAGCTGCGTCGTGCTTTATGACTCTAGTACCAAGAGATTCCACACCTATGACGAGTTCGGACTTGAGGACTGTATCGCACATATGAATCAAGCAGACGTGCTCGTGAGCTTCAACGGCCTGGAGTTCGACACGCCGATTTTACAGAGCATCACAGGGCTCGACATCTACCCACGGCAATACGACATTCTGCACGAGGTCTGGAAGGCGCTGCCGACAAGAACCAAAGGTTACAAGCTCTCTGACATCTGCGGCCGTCTGGGACTAGGAGAAAAGAACTTCACAGGAGAAACGGCCGTCAAGCTCTATCAAAGTGGTCGTTTTGGCCGCCTTTTTGACTACTGCATCTCAGATGTCCACCTTACTCGCACACTCGCCCGCTTTATCACAGAGCATGGCTATGTCCTCACGCCCGAGGGCGATCATCTTGAGCTGCCGAAAGTGATGGACTAATGGCGAACCCCGGAGTTTTGGGCGCAACAACTGGCGGCCTCGGCGGGCTGACGAACGAGATGATCGTCAACATCGTCATGGCCCGCTTCCGTGAATCCGCAGAGTTTCACCGCCGGTTCATGGAAAAGACTCGACAGTGGTATAACCTCTACCGCTGCATCTTCACGGGCGAGCGCCCGCCCTTCAAGAATGTTGTCATGCTCCCAATGCTCATGGCAGCCTGTTGGTCGGATGTTGCGAACAAAATCGCTATCACTCTTTCTGGCAGCCGGATCATCGAGATGGACGCAATTGCTCCCGAGATGGGGCAATCTGCAAAGCGCGCAGAGGCCCTGCTCAACCAACAACTCCTTGACGCAAAGGTCATGGAGAAGATGATTGACTTCTTGATGTCCGCTGATGTCTACGGCACAGCGATTCTTCAGTACGGCTGGAAGAAGCAGCAGTGCAAGTATATGCAGCGACAAGAGGCGTTCGGCGTGCAATGGGACGAGCCGGTCACTCAGACGCTCTTCGACGGCCCGGACTTCAAGAACATCGACATTCTGGATTGGTTCCCGCAGCCCGGCAAGAAAGACATTGACGACATGGGGCATGTCTGTGTCCGCTGGTGGGCCGATCTCGACGATCTGCTTGAAGACGCCTATCTCGCCCAAGAAGAGGGACGTGAGCCGATGTTCGACCCCCAGGCGCTCATGATGCTCCATGACAAGCCACCGTCCTCTGGGGTCCAAGATGAGGCCAATGAGCGCCACCAGCTCTGGCGGAGCTACTCTGAGTATCAGGCCGTTCGTCAAGGAAAATACAAGCGCCCAGTCGAACTCATTGATATGGTCGGCCTCGTGCCCCATGAATTCGCGCCCGACGGCGTTCGTCTGCGTGTTATGACCGTTGCAAACCGACAGGTGGCCCTTCGTAACGGCCCGTCCCCCTATCCACTCATGCGGAAGAACTTCAGGGTCTATTCCCCGCTCCGGGACATGCACTTCCATCACGGCATCGGCAAAATCGAGCCAGTCGCCACTCTAGCGGCGTCCGGCAACAAGCTGGTGTCCAATCGGCTCGACCTCCTCGACCTTGCGCTCAACCCTCCGACTTTCGTGAACGACAGCACCGAACTCGACACCCAGAATCTCGTCCTGTGGCCCGGGCGAATCATCAAGGCGCACGGTGAGGTTGGCGAGTCGAACATCCGGCCATATCAGTTCGACCTCCAGGCATATCCGATGGTCGTGAACGAGCTAGAGGCCATCAGCCGGTACATTGACAGTGCGACGGGTGTGCAGCGAGACACCATCCAGGGCTCCCTCTCTGGCGACCGGCAGACGGCGCGCGAGTTCCTCGGGCGGCTTGAGGGCGCTCGCACCCGTCTCGGCCTCGAAGCCCGGCTATTTGAGCGTTCAGTCATCGAGGGACTGGCTGACGACTTCAGGATGCTCGACCGCGTGAACCTCTCGATGCCGCGGGCTGTCTCACTTATCGGCAGTTCCGCGCTCATGGACCCGGACACGGGCGGGCCGCTCCCCCCCGAGACGTATCAAGTCGGGCTCCAAGACATTACTGCCGATCATCGTATCCGGGCCATTGGCGCGTCTCAAATGCTCTCGAAGCAGATGCTCCGTCAGGACTTCATCACCACGATGCAGGCCATGCAGAGCAACCCAATGGCTCTCCAGCTCACGAACTGGGTGGCGTTCTTCAGCAAGTTCTGGCGGGCGTTTGAGATGGACCCGAGGGAAATGATGGTCCAGCAGGTGCCGAGGATGAACGACATGATGGCGCAGCAGGGGATGAACCCTGAGGAGCTGGCTGGACCTCAAGGTGACGTTCTGGAGCAGCTCTCACCGACGATGCTGGGAGAGCAGGACGGCGCCGAGATGAACCCGATGTCCATGATGGGCGCGGGGCTCCAGCAGAACATCGGGCAGTAAGGAGGCGATGATGTTTGGTGTATGGTGGGACCCTTGGACTTGGTCATTATGGGAGCGGATCAAGTTTGCATGGAGATACAGGGCGTGGTATGTACTTGGCCGCAAGCCTAAATGGTGGCGTAATAAATCGTGAGGAGGCGGCATGAATCAACAAGAAAGACTTGATGCCCTCAAGTCTATGCTCATGTCCCGGGGCTGGATTGATGTTGTGAGGCCCGCGCTGCTCGCGGCCATTGCCGGCGCCGAGGAAGAGTGGCTCTCAGGAACCCGAGGCACGGGGCGTGAGAAAGTCACAGACGATATGCTTCGCGGCAATATTATCAGCCTCAGATGGATGTTGGGCTGGGAGCGCACTGCTGCAAAGCTCGTTGATGACCTTCTAAAGCTAGAAGAGCTGCGCCGGCAGACGGAGCCCGCGGCAGAGGGCGGTAGCCCTTACGCCTAAGTATGATATACTGATTCTGTCACAGGATGAAACAACTTCATCCTGATAAACCACCCCTGACGGACTACCCGTCGAAGGAGACAGATCATGGCGGCCAACCCGCTCGATCCTGTTGTAGCTCTGCCAGCGCAGATCGGCGGCCAACCCGCTGCTTCTGCACCCAATAGCTTCCAGAATAAGTATGGAGGCGACTGGAGCAAAGCTGGCGAGGGCTACTTCAACGCAGTCAGCAAAATCGGAGAACTCCACAATCAGAATC